CTACAGGTTCTCGCGAAGCTCGATCGACTTGATGCGGTATTCGCAGTTTCCAAGCCCTGTCGCACACCTGGTCAGCACCCGCGCATCGGTCTCGAAGGCGTCAGTCGTCAGGTAGATCCTCTGATCGCCAATGCGGGCCTCCACGATGACCTCCCGCGAGATGAACCGGTCCTCGACCGGATGCAGCAGCACGAAGCCGACCGAGCCACGATCGACGACGCAGTCCAGCTCCACTGTGACTGCGGCGCCGGCTGGCGACGGACCGAGCGCCATCTGCCACGCATAGTTCCAGATCGGGCCGAGTGCGTAGAGCCGATCAGTCGGCTCCTGTACACGTCGTCGCTCGATCGGCCGATCTTCGCCACGGCCGAGGACGCGGCAGTCCATCCAGACGTAGGTATCCGATTCGAATCTGCGCTCCACGATCGGCTCCAGCCGCCATGGGTGCAGCCGTTGCTTCAGTTTTTCGACGTCATACCATTCGACCCAGGGCGTGCGCTCGCCGTCGGTCATCTTGCCCCACTGCTGGAAGACTGGCGAACCCTCGCGCACCCACCGCTCCCGCGGATACGACAGTTCGATCCAGCGCCCGCCCGGCCTCAGCCGCTCGATCACGGCAATGCTCTCCTCGCGGGCCTCGGCGAAGGGCATGTGATGTATCGAGCCGATGGCCCACACGACGTCGACCTGGGGCACGTCCTTGAAGACTGCCAAGCTGTCGATGTGGACGGTGTCGATGCTGAGGTCGTGAGCTTCCGCGACGCGGCGCACGATCTCGAGATTCGATGGCGCGATGTCGCAACAGGTGACCGAAGCACCATGCATCGCCAACCGCACGGCATCGAAACCCAGACCCGAGCCGATCTCCAGCACGCGCTGGCCGCTCAAGGCGCTGCTGTAGAGTTCCCAATACCAGCGGCGGAATTCCCGAGCGGCCTCGAATTGCCCCTTCCACCATGCCAGCAGGTCATGCCTGGAGGCCTTGAGAAGATCGTCGGAGAATTTTCTCGGCTGCTGGTCGCCGCCTCCCGGTACCTCGCGCCATTTTTTCACCATCTCGCCAAGAAGTTGATCGAACGCCATGGCGACCTCGTAGCCCATCGCGAACCGTAAGTCACTGTGCATCAGATCTTTATCATCTTGTTGGCCACAATCGTCGGTTGCACGATGTTGAACGGGGCCGAAGTGCCGCTGCCGCTTCCGGTGAGATAGCCAGACACGGCAATGGAGACGCTTGCCGTCATGAAGGCGTTGCCTGACCAACCCTGGGCGTCACCCACGAGGCCGCCGTTGTAACCGCCGGTCAGCGTACCGCTCACACCGACATTGACATTCGTCGAAGCCTGGGAAGTCGTGCTTGTCGAAGGCTTCTGCGCCAGTGATCCGCCCAGCGGGCCGCCGATGCCGGCATCGACGTAGCCGCGGCTGTCCGGGAGATTGAAGGTGGTGCTGCCGTCGCCGGCGCCGTAGATCGTGCCGATCGCGGCGAAAAGCGCGGGATACTGCGTGCGGCTGAGGGCGCTGCCGTCCTCCGGGAGCCACCCCAGCGGAATCGTCGGGCTGCGGTTGACCTGCGACGTTCCAGCCGGAATGGCCTGGACGGAATCAGCGACGCGGAAGACGCCCGAAGCGGCGTGGTAGACCATCCGAAAGATCGAGCCCGACGCACACCACGAAGGCGGCAGCAGAAACCATGAGCCATTGTAGAAATGGCGGATCGGGACGACGCCCAGGGCGTTCACGTTGAGCGTCGCGCCGGCCCCGGGGATGGCGTGGAACTCGGCGGTGAAACTCATGCCGTCGACGTAGCTGCTTGGCGCGATGCTGTAGGCGAGCGTGTAGGCCGAGCCGTTGCCGGCCGTCGGTTTCGGCGACGTCCAGTTGTACCAGCGCTTCAGGGCGCCCTGATGGGCCCGCAGAACGTCGTTCACGCCCGACGGCGCCATGCCCTCCGGCGCGCCATCCGGGGCCGCCATCGTGTTGAAATTGTCGTTCTCGTTCCAGTTCGAAGCGGCGATGTCCATCGTTCTGTCCTGTTTCTTCCAAGATACAAAGAGGCTACGTCGCACCCCTGCAAGCCCGCGCCTGATCGCGCAGGCGTCCGTAATCGGGCATCATGACGCCGCGGACCATGCCGTCGCGAGGCAAGCCCGCCAGTTCCTCGGCCGCACGTTTCTGCTGCTCGGCCGAATACTCGACCTCGCGCGGGCAAGCGCTAGAAGGAGCCGTCGCGCAGCCGGCCGTCGACAGCATCAGGAGTGCGAGGCCCAGTGGCATCCGCATCGTCGATCCTCCGTTGGGTTTCGTTCGTCCGTTCGAGCTGTTCGACACGAGCGGCCTTGCCGCCGGCCGATCGGCCTTCAGATAGATGGCGCCGGCGCTCGCCATGACGGCGGCGACGGCGCCGGCGATGAGCCAGAGCCGGGCCATCACGACTGGCACGCCATCAGCTCAGCACTTCGCCGCGCCGGCGCTGCCGTATGTAACGCCAGAGCATGTAAGCTGCGCCCGCCGCGGCGATGATCGACAAGGTCGCGCCACCGAGCTGCATGACGCCCTTCAGCGACGCGCCGGTCGTGGCGATCGAGTTCAGCACGGGGATCACCTGGTCGGCGACGGAAGCAGCACCTGCTGCCACCGTCACGCCGCCGGCAATGACGGACCTGTTCGTGGCGACCGACGCGGGCGGCGCCACGGCCTGCGGCATGTGCTTCAGTCCTGGAGCGTCCTCCGTCAGGTAGAACGCCGTCTCGGCCGCGCGACGGCGTGTCAGGCCCGCCATGTCCTGCAGGCGGCCGTCGACCATCGCCTTGTTCCACAGGCCGAAGGCGCGCGCGGCGCCTTGGCGGTCGCCCTGCCGGTGCAGGCGCAGCACGGTCGAACCCTTGAAGCCGGCCACGCCGACGTTGAAGGCCAGCGAGACCATGGCGTCGAATTCATGCCGGCTCGCCGCGCACGCGCCGAGCGCCTGGTCGACAGCATTTCCGTAGCTCGCCAGGTCGGCCCTCAACAGGTCGTCGGCATGGTCCCTGGTGATCCGGTCGCCGTGCTGCACGCCGTCGGTGTGGCCGTAGCCGATCGTCCACTTTCCGGCCGGGCAACGATAAGCCGTCAGCGACAGGCCCTCGAATTGCTGGATGAGGGCACGGCCCTCGGTGCTGACTTCGCGTGACATCATCGGCCTCCTGTTGGCGCTGGCTGCCACAGCCGTCGCTGCAGCTCTTCGATCTGCTGGTCTTGTCGGTCGTTGCGGCGATCGTGCGTGTCGAGCCGCATGGCGTGCGCGCTGGCGCGGCCCTCGGCGGTGCTGCCGAGCGTCGTCACCTGGAGCTGCAGCGCCTCGAGCTTCGCCGCCATCCTGTCGATCTGGTCGAGCTGCCGCCACGACAGGGTCGCGATCAGAGCGATGCCGATCGTCACCAGCCATCGATAGGCCTGCACGCCCTTGTTGCCGTTCGCAGCGTCGCTCATGAGGTTTCAGTCCTCGACCGCCATTGCCGGCGGGAAGGCCGGGTCGCTGATCTCCATCGTCGGCAGCGCCGCCAGGTAGTCGTGGAACTCGGCGTGTTCCGGGTCGTCGAGGACGAGCGTATTGAGGATGAACACGCCGTCCTGCCGTTCGATCGGCCGGAGCGACCGGCCACGAACGTGATCGGCCTGCTCGGCCACCATGATGATCGCGGCGGCCATCAGACTTGTGCTCCGACGGCGGTCGCAAACACCTGCACGGCGGTGTACTGCGCGAGTTCCTGGGCTCCGGAGAGCGATGCGCCGATGCAGGCCAGTCCGACACCGCTCGCCCTCAGGCTCGCTGCGATGCCGGCGTTGTTGAAGGCGCCGATATGCACCGAGTGTATCGGCAGCAATGCACCCATGCTCGTGGGGTCGATCCTTCTGGCGAGCATCACTCCATTCTTGTAGGCGTTGGCGTCGGTTACGGCCGCACCGCCGCGAGCGGCAGCGAAGTAGCCGCGGCTGTCCGCCAACGGCAGCGTGAACGTTCCTATCGAATTGTTGCTGTAACCGAGCCCGCTTCGATCGTTGCGAGGCTGGATGCGCAGTTGACGGCCGGAGCCGCTGTTGGTGCCGATGGCGCTCGTGCCGGCGGAAACGTCGGTTCTTTCGTATACGGCGATGCGCGCGTTGTTCGTGGCGAGAGCCACCGCGTGGCTTCCGGGCACGAACCCGGTGTCGATGTAGCTGGTCAGGCCATCGAAGCTGTAGTCGCGGTTTGCCGTGAGGGCTGGAGAGTTCACGGCAGTGGCGAGCCGACGTTGCTTGAGCGAGGTGAGCGACTGCGCGGCGTTCTCGCCCCACAGCACCCAGTAGTCATCGGTCAGCGCCCACGCCCCCGATGCCTTCTCGGAAAACACGAACTGGTCGACGATGACGCGTCGGTCGAGCGACACCGTTCCGCCATTGCCGATGACCGCGCTCTCCCATGCCAGCACGTCGCTGTCGAAGGCGCGCGTCGGCGGCGCATAGACGCCGTTATTGCCCAGCCGCATGGCTCAGGCCTCCCAGCGGTAGGTGGCCGTCACCTGCACGTTGCCGGCATCGGCGCGCCGCACGGCGAGCTGGCTGGCGTTCCTGAGCCCGAAGAACGTGTAGTAGCTGTTGTCGTGGACCCTGAAGGCGGTGCCGGCACCGTCCTGCTGAACTTCCAGCTTCGTCCCGGTGTCGTTGCAGACCGTGACCTGCGTGCAGGCCTGGGCCGCCAGCGCCGTGAAGGCCGTGCCCGTCGCGCTGGTCTGGAAGCTGGCGTTGCCGCCCGACTCCATCTGGGGGTGGGTCTTGCTCATGGCGATCTCCTTGGATGCGGAATCAGGTCGTTGAGGTTCGTGGTCGGCTATCGGCGCCGAAGTCTGGACAGCGAGCACCAGAGGTCGAACAGAGGGTCCGACGTCCGGTACGGAGAGATGCCAAATCCGCTGCTGCCATCGAGCGGCAGGTTTGCCGCGTCCGAGCCGAGCACCAGGCCGCCGTCCGGATTCGTTCCGGCCCGTATGCCCGCGGCGCTGGTCGCCGGATCGGCCTGCACGGCGGGATCGGCGGCAAGGGCAGCGCGCTGCGCCTCCGGCCAAAGTCCGTGCTTCGGCTTCCAGCTCGCCAGCCCCGCTTCGAGCGCGGCGAGTCCGGCATCGATGTTGAAGCCCGGCACGGAATTGGCCTGGGGTATGGCCGGCATGCCGCCGGATGGCGGCCGGTAGCCCGCCTTGAGCTCGGCTGCGGCGAGCGGCCCGGGCAAGTTTGCCGGAGACTGCATGCGTTGACGCATCGGCGGACGCGGATCCGTCGGGCCGAAGGGAAACTTGAACATCACAGCAGCCCTCCCGGCGGGCACATGGCGGTCGCACGCCGATAGTCGACCATCCGCACGCCGCTCGGATGCCGCGCGACGGCTTCGGGACGGATCCGCTCCACCTCCTGCGCCAGCAAGCCGATCTGCGTGCGCGGGTCACCCTTGAAGCGGTAGCTGTAGACGGTCTGGCCGTCGTTGAGCGCACCGACCGGCCTGATGTCTTCCTTGAGACGCCTGTCGGACGGGAAGAACATCCCCATGGCTTTCAGGCCAAGTCCGGCGCCACCCATTATCGCATTCAACGTATCGGCCGTCGGGTTCGTCGACGGCATCGCCGAACCGCGCATGGTCCCGTTCATCTCGCCGCCGGGATAACCTGCATTCAGGCTGGCGAGGTAACGGTTGGTGTAGTTCCAGTCCTTGTTGGTGTCGTAGTTGTAGCGGGCGATGTCGGCGTCGATCCGCGCCTGGTTCTGACGATCCCAGCCGGCGCCGGCCTGGCCCATGGCCTCGATGTCCTGGTATTCCGCGGCCTGCAGCTGCGGGAACAAGCCGGCGGCGCTCAGCATGCGGGAGCGCTCCGTATCGTAGGCGCCGGACGCGGCCTTGACGGCTGCTTCGGCCTGGGCGCGGTTGAGCGAATCGAACGCGCGCTCGGTCGTAGCGAAATGAGCGCCACCGCCGTAGCGTCCGGCGCCTTCGAAGCGGCCATCGAGCTGCGGCAGCACCTCCTTCATGAACTGCTCGGTCTGCGGCTTGAAGCCGGCCACCAGCGCCTTCTGGAAGAAGGGATTGGCGTCGACGTCGAGATACTTCCCGCGCATGGTCTGGTCGAGATTCGCCATGACTGCCTTGCCGTACGGCGAGCCCTGCGCGCCGCGCTCGTAGAGCGCGGTCAGCGCGGCCTCGGTGTTCGCCGTCGGCGTCGCGACCGTCGCGCCGGGGTAGTAACCCGGCGCCGTTCCCCTGTCGTACAGCGCCGTCAGGTCCTGGATACCCTTCTGAAGATAGGGCTGGATGTAGGCCGGCGGCTCGTTGGACTGCTTGGTCTGCTGAATCGACGTACTCGGTTGTTGTCCACCACCCATCAAAGTCTCCTTTCCCAGGCGGCAAAGCCGGCGATGGTGCCGATGCTCGTTCCGCCCTTTCTCTTGACGATTCGATCCCAGCCTTCGCGGCCCGCTCCCCAGAGCGCGACGCAACCCAGCGAGCGCGCCCAAAGCTCGAGCTTGCACAGGAAGTCGTCGGCCCATGCCGGTACCCGACTGCCGCCGACCAGCCACAGCCGGCAGCGCTTGCCGTCCGATTCGCAGGTGACTTGCGTCACGATCGCAGCGACGGCCTTGTTGCTGTCGTCGTCGTAGACCGCCCAGAGCTGGGCATCGCGCGCAATCAGGCGCGCCAGCACATCGGGCTTGTCGGGCGTACGCCGCACCGCAGGCTCCAGCAGCGGCCACAGCTCGGGCCAGGCGAGATGGAGATCACGCAAGGGAATGCCGGTCGCCAGCAGCTTCGCGCGCGCCTTGCAGGGTTGGCTACGCACGGTCATGTCGCGATCACGTAGTCGAGGATAGTGGGCGGCGGCACGCTGCCCTGCGCGGCGTCGCGGCCGCGCAGGTCGGGAAGGTTGAAGCTGGTCGCTCCGTCGCCCGGCCCATAGGCGGTCCCGATTGCGACGAAGAGATCGACGTAGACCGTCCGCGAGACCGCCTGGCCGTGGCAGCGCAGCCAGCCGTCGGGCGCCGTCGCCCCGGCATACGCCATGACGCAGCCCGCCGGAACGCCGAGCAGCGTGTTGTAGTCGCGGATCAGCACGTTCACCCGCTCGGTGATCGAGCGCGTGTCGGCGGTCGCGGGCAGCGCCGGAAGGCTCATTGCGCGCCCGCCGGCCTGACATCGAGGTCGTCGATGCCTTGCATGTTCGACCAGATCGCACCGGCCGGCACGGTTGCCTTGATCCGGAAGTAGCGTCCGCTCTGGTAGACCGGCGCCAGGCCGGCCGCCGTCAGGTCGACCTTCGGCCCATAGGCGACGCTCGCCTGCTGCGTCTCGCGCGCGCCGATCTGGATCTGCGGATTGCCGCCGTCGATCAGGGGCCGGCAACCGCGCACGATCGAGCGGCCGCCGCTGCCGGGACCCGTCCTCAGCAACGTCGCAGGATTGAACTCGCCGGTCTCGACCTCCGCCTGCAGCGTCGCGCCCGAGAACGAGCCGCTCTTGTGCGCCGTGTCGAAGGCGAACAGCAGCAGCGACAGCGGTCCGGTCCAATAGGACGAATCGAGCGAGTACGGCAGGGAGTCGATGCCGCCGGCGGCGAAGGCATCGAGTCCTTCGAGCGATATGGCCTGCTGGCTCACGCCGCCGAACACCAGCTCGCAGTCCAGCACGGCGCGGCTCCACCGCTCGGTGTGCCAGTTGTAGATCAGCAGCCGGTTGGGCGTGCCGTTGTTGCCGTTGGCCGGATAGGCGAAGACATAGAGCCCGCGCACCGGATCGATCGCCGAGGAGCAGCGGAAGTGATTGATCTCGTCGAACTCCGCCCAGAAGGTGCGATCGACCTTGCCCCGGCCGATCGGCGTCACGCTCTGGCCGGCGCGCACCATGTAGAAGCCCGACTTGTGCAGGAAGAACGCCATGTCGAGCAGGCCGGCGACGCTGCCCGCCACGCTGGCGCCGATGTCGTTGGCGATCTTGTCGATGCGAAAGACGATCGGCGCGCCCTCGTACGACATGCGCCGCACGCTGGTCTCCTGGAAGATCAGGCCGATCTCGCCGCCCACCACGCCGGTGACGTTGCCGCCATCGGGCAGGTCCTGGAGGTCGGCCTGGGTGGTGAGCGACGACGCCCAGGATTCGGCGTTATTGAGGGCGCACCACTGCACGCGCTGCGGCGTGCTGCCGATCTTGCCCATCAGCACGAAGTCGCGGACCGTCGTGATGAAAGTGCCTACTGGAGGTGAGCCGCCCAGCGCCGCCCAGTTGGTGCCGGCACTGAGGTCGAACTTCTGCGGCACGTCGACACCATTGACGGCGATGGCAAGCGTGCCGAACTGCGTGAAGCGCCACAGATTGTCGCCGCCCGGCGCATAGGGGCCTCCCGAGGTGCGCGATACGTTGTTCCAGGACGAGCCCGACAGGAGATAGAGCTTGCTGGCGTCGCCGGCGAACATCCTGGTGGCGCCGGCGGTGCCGCGGAACCACGCCGCGCCCTGGGCGCGCGAGGCGAGCGCCGTCGAGACGCCGGACAGCCTGTTGAGCGGACGGTAGCTGTCGTCGGCCGGCACGACGTTGACCGCCTCGCGCGCCCACTGGCCGAGCGCCGGCATGTCGGGACGCCATTCGGCGAAGGGGATCATCGGCATCGTTGCACCATGCGCGTCGCGGAGGTCGCACCGTTCACGGCAGCCTCCCTGCCCGCACGCGGATCACCGGCACGCTCGATGCAGTGATGCGCTGGGTGCGCGCGTTCAGGCCGGCGACCGAGGCGTTGTAGAGCTGCAGGTAGCGCGCCGCCTCGGCCTCGCCCTGGGTGAAGATCGCGGCCTCGGCCAGGCAGCCATAGAGATAGACGTCGGGGTAGTTCGCCAGGATGTCGTTGACGATCGAACCCGCCGGCGTCGCGAGCTTGCGGTAGTAGCGCAGGGTCGCCGTGCCAACGCGGGAGCTGGGAGGCGGCGCGTCGAGCAACCGGAAGTTCGTGCCCGACACGGCGATCAACCGCGTGCCCCCCAGGCCCTGCCTGCCATAGCCGTCGAGCGTGCGCTGGCTGACGATGGCGAGCGGCGCGGCGAGCGAATTGTTGTAGGCCGAGATCAGCTCGAGGAAACCCGCAGGCTGGGCCACGGTCCCGGCGGCCAGCGCGAAGGCTGCGTCGACGGTTTCCATCTCGGGAATGCGCAGCGCTTCCGACCGCAGCGGGCTCGCCGGGTCGTCGACGGCGACGCCGTAATACATGCGCCGCTCGCAGTTCAACAGGAAATCGTCGAACCGCGCATCGAGCAGCGCGTCGCCGCTGCGCGCCAGCCAGGCCAGCATGCCGGCCTTCAGACCGGTGTAGGTGGTGATCTGCACCGACATCAGACCAGGCCTCCGTCGGTGCGCAGCCAGCGCCAGTCGGCGCTGTTCAGCAGCTCGTCGACCTTGTCCTGGTGATCGGGGTTCCAGTAGTCGACGCCGAGCTCGTTGCGCCACTTGGCGATGACGATCAGCGGGATGCGCGCCACCAGGCGGACGTCGCGCTCGCCGTTGTAGGGGTCGCAGTGGTTCTGCGCCTCCTTGTTGAGGTCGAGGATGGGCGTCGCTACCTGGGACGTCTGCTGCGCCCAGTTGCCCTCGCCGTCCTCGAGCCACCATTGCGCCAGCCCGGTGGCGCGATCGAAGCCGAGCAGTCGTTGCGTCATCACAGGATCTCCGCCTGGTCGCGATCGGACAGGAACCTGGCGAGATCGGCCGGGACCTTCAGTCGGGCGCGCTTGCCGACGCGGCTCGTCACCTCTGCATCGGCCCAGTCGGCACAGCCGTTGCCGTGCTCGTCGAGCGGCAGGTAGATGTGATTCACGGTGACGACGATCGTCACGTCGGCCGGCTTTTTCGCCATCTGCAAAACTCCTGGAAAGTCGTGGGAGGGACCGGGCGTCCCTCCCACCGTCATGCTTCATTTCAGGCGAGATCGGCGACGATGCCGTTGCCGGCCTCGTTGCGGCTTTCCACGGTCACTTCGCCGATGATGTGGAACTTGCGGGCATCGCCGGTCTTGGCGAGCTCTTCCTTCTTCCACTTGCGCAGCCACAGCAGGCGCCACAGCGAAGGATCGATGACCTCGATCTCGCGCCCGCGCACGAAGCGGCTCGCCATGGCGTTGAAGGTGCCGAAGTCGGAGACGTAGCGATCGACGGCGCCGATGACGGTGGCGGCCTTGCCCTTGGGCTCCTGGTACTGCGTGGCAATGCCGGTGAAGGCCGAGAAGGTCTGCTTCTGCGACGCACCCATCAGCAGGATGGTCGGCTTGCCGCCGGCAGCCCAGGCGGCCCGGATGACCGTCTTCAGCAACGCCTCGGTCGACGCGCGCTGCGTGCCGTCGGTCGCCGCCACGGTGTTGCCCGCGATGAAGCCGCCCGAGGCGCCGCCGGCGCCGCGCGAGACGTTGGAGGTGATCCACGATTCGAAGCCGCCGAGCTTGCGCGTCACCGCGCCCGACTGCGCTGCCGAGGCCTGGTTCTGGCAGGCGATCGCCTCGAGATCCATCTTGGCGCGGCGGCCGGCCAGCGCGGTCTGGTAGCTGATCTCGCTGTCGCGGCCGGCCCGCTTCACCGCCTCCTGGGTGTTGGAGATGGTGAACGGCTTCTTCAGGATCTGCGTGCGGTTGCCCACGCGAACCGTCGGCACGATCGCCGCCGCCATCGTGTCGTCACCTTCGAGGCTGCTGTTGTTCGTATCGGCGTTGCCGAGCGCGTCCAGCAGCCACTCCTCGTAGGTCGCATCGGCATCGCCCGAGCCGATCGTGCTGATGAACGGTGTCTCGTCCTTGTTGAGGACGGTGATGATGCTGTGCAGCGATTCGCGGTTGCCCACGGCGCTGTTGCTGATGAAGGTATTGGTCGGTGCAGCCATTGCGGTTTCCTGTGGTTGGGGTTCGTTGTGCGCCTGACTAGAGGCCGCTCAGGCGGATCAGCTCGGCCGCATCGGCGATCGAGGACCCGCCGCTCTTCCTGAACCGCTCGCCCACTTGCCGAGCAGCCTCGCCCTGTCGGTTGCCGGCGCTCGAGGCCGGTCCGGGGGCGACGCGGGTCGGTGTCGTCTTCGCGGTGTCGATCGCCGTCGCCGGGCTCGCCTGCGAGCTCCTGACGGTCGAAGCCTGCTTCCGGGCCTGCTCGAAGCGCATGGCGGCGAGCGCCAGCTCGATGACCGGGGCCTCATGGATGGCGTTGATGCGGTCGGCCGGGATGCCCTTGGCGAACAGGAAGTTGCCGAGTTCGTCGTAGGTCTTGCCGGCGACGTCGGGGCCGAAATACTCGGGCAGCTTCTTCGCGAGCTTGCCGTGCTCGACCTGCCGCGCCTCGAAGCGCGCGCGTTCGGCGCGTTCGTCGGCCATGGCCATCTCCGCCTCGCCGCGGCGGTTGGCCTCGACCAGCAGGGTCGCCTCGTGATCGCGCTGCTGCTTGAGCCTCGTCCACTGCGCCGGATCGTCGGTGGCGAGCTTGTTCCAGTCGACCTTCGACCACTGGTCGGCGAAGGCCTGCTGGAAGGCCGGGCCGTTCTGCCGCCACCAGCCCGCCGCCTGCTCGACGACGTCGACGGCGTCCTGGGCGACGCGCGTCGCCTCGTCGCGCACCTGGGCGGCCTCGCGGGTCTTCTCGTTGACGAAGGCGATGCGCTGCTGCTCGTACTTGCGCAGGATCGGCCGCAACCGCTCCGACACGTCCTGCCAGGCCGCCTTGTCGTCGGCACTCCAGAATTCCGGCGCCGCATCGTCGACCGTCACCGCCGGATCGGCCTTTGCCTGGCCGTCGGACTCAGGTTCTTCCGCTGGCTCATCCCCTGGTCCATCAACTGGCTCGTCGACTGGCTCGTCGGCTGGCTCGTCCCGTTCGATGTCCGGAGCCTGTTCGGCCCTGCCTTCGGCTTCCTCGGGCAGGCCGGCATCGTCCAGCAGCGCCGCGGCGCCGGCGACGTCGACGGATTCCGGCATGGCTTGGGGCGTCGCTTCGGGCACGGTCCTAGTTTCGGCGGCCATACAGGCTCTCCTTCAGTTGTTCACGACGCTCTTTCAGCTGGATGTCGGCCTCGTACTCGTCGACCAGGCTGGTCAGTGCCGCCTTCACCTCGGTGGCGACGCTGGCGCGGTTGTAGGCGATCTCGCGTGTCGTCATGTCGTCGGGATCGCTGGTCAGCACCCGGCGCATCTCCTTGTTGACGAAGTCGTCGAACAGCCAGCCGGCATCGGCCAGCACCTGGCGCGCCCTTCGGTATTTCTGCTCGTCTCCGTTGGTCATGATGGAATCCCTTGGTTATCGACCTCGGCCTGGAGGCCCGCCTTCAGGCCGGCCTTGAAGCGCTCGATGTCCGCCCATTGCCGCGCCTTGAACCGGGCGATGGCGATGTCGGCCTCGGCCTTCTCGCGCTTGATCTGCAGGTCGGCCGCCGCCGCCTCGCGCAGGATCTCGATCTGCGCTTGGGCGGCGAGCAGCTCGGGGCTCGGCGCCGGCTGTGCCGGCGGCGGTGTCGGCGCGGCGTCGTTCACCACCTCGTCGGCCGACCGGAAGAACAGGCCCCGCGCCTTGTAGCCCAGGATCTCCGTGAGCTTCTGCGCCGCGTTGGCGATGTTCTCTGCCGTGACGAACGGACCTTCCGCCTTGCCGCCCTGCAGGACGACCAGCTTTTCCTGCATGCTGCCGACCAGCGCGAGATGGCCGATCGCCTGCTCACGGTTGCCGATGCCGGCGACGTCGACCGACAGTTCCATGTCGTCGGGCCATTGGCTGGGATCGCAGTTGGTGAAGGCGCCGCCCAGGCGCGGCCAGTAGGCAAGCGGCCCGGTCGCCGCCCGTTTGACGGCGCGATAGATCAGGCGATAGAGGCGCTTGATCGCGGTCTCGGCAAAGGTTCGCGCAATGAGGTCCTGGCGCTGGCTCGCCGCCGACATGATCCGATCGAGCCCGCCCAGGGTCTTGTTCAGGCTCTCGGCATCCATGCCCTGGTTGTATCGGCTGACGCCGGTGCGGTTCTCGCGCACCGTCGAAAGGTGCTCCAGCGCCGAAAGCACGGCGCCGCTGACGTTGGGCACCTGCAGCCAGGCGACGTGGTTGTCGCCGGGACGCGCACCGGGCTTGAGCCGGATCGGCGAGCCGGGGACCCAGTCGATGAGGCTGTCGAGATTGACCTGATCGGAGATCACCGGCCGCGGCCGGTTGACGATGTAGAGGTTGTCGAGCAGGCCGCGCGTCAGGACCGAGCCGAGTTGCTGGAGGTCCTGCGTCTGGTCGAACAGGGAACGACCGACGATGGTGTGCGGCATCAGGATGGGCGTGGCGAGCGCGATCGAGGCCGGGCCGGACCAGGCGAGCCGCTCGACGATGCGGCCTGCCGTGCCGCCGCCATGGGCATAGACGACGCGCAGCAGCTCCGAGATCCCATCGCCGTCATCGTCGGCGCGGATGTAGGCCACGACCAGCGACAGCGAACGCTCGCTGTCGCCCTGCCCGCCGGCGAGGCGGCCTGCCCGTTCGGCATCCTCGAGGACGCCCTCGTTGCGCTGCGCCGCCTCGTCCGACAGGTCGTTGTCGGTATTGAGATCGTCGATCTCTTCTTGTGTCAGGCCGAGCTTGACCAGGTCGGACGAGGTGACGCGCTTGATGAAGCCCAGGAACGACGCCTTGTCCTCGTCGCGTGCGGCCGGGCTGAAACGGATGTCTTCCGGTGCGATGCTGTCGACCACCACGCGCTTGCGCTTGTGCGTGACCGTGACGACGCCGCTGAAAGTCTGACCGGGCGGCGGCGCCGACATTTCGGCAGCGACGCCATCGATCGCCGGCTGAGGCGCGTCGGGCCGATCGGGCACCAGCTCCATGGCGAGCTCGGCGCCTTGTGCCTCGGCCTCGGCCACGATCAGGTCGACGGCGTCCTGCGTCAGGTTCCGCACCGGCACGCTTCGCCTGTCCTCGACGTCCTCGAGGTCTACGGTGACGCCGCTCAGGCGGTACATCAGGGCGTCCTTGAGCAGCGCGGAGATGATGCGGAAGCCGTCGTTCTGGCGCATCAGGACGTGCGGCACGTATTCGCTCGCCTCCTTGGCCCACTTCTCCTGGCCCGGTGCCGTCGGCACGAACTTGGCAAGGTCGTCGGAGCCGGTGAACACGCGCATCAGGCCCGGCATCAGCGATTCGACCACGTCGGCGAACTCGGAGGTCACGATCGAGGAGGCGCCCTCCTGCTCGTCGCCATAGGGCTGGCGATCGTAGTAGGCGAGCGCCTCCTCGCGGATCGCGCTCAAGGCTGCGTCCTGGAAGCCCGATGCGGCTTCCTCCTCCTGGCGCAGCAGCGCGATCAATTCGTCGTCGGCGAGCGGCATCAGACGATCCTCCGCCTGAGGCCGTCGATCAGTTCTTCGAGGCGTCGCACGTCGATCTCCGACCGCCGGGTCACGGGATAGGCGAAGGTGAGCGCGAGCGCGTCGCCGTCGTCGGGCGAAGCGAGCCCGCGGCGGCGCATGTCCTGTTTGCGCTCGAGCTGGAGCGCATTGGCGGCGTCGTAGCCGTACTGGACGTTGGTGAGGTCGGCGGCCAGCTCGCGGTCGTCGGGCAGGCATCCCAGCCTGCACCAGTCCTTGAGGAAGCCCCACATCTCCGATCGCTTGTTGGCGTAAAGCGCCTTGGCGTCGCCGGTCGCGCCGCCGTCGCTGCGATCCGCCTTGCCGCCGAAATCGACGGCGACCAGACCTTCGCAGCCGAGCTGGCTCAGGCGATCGAAGACTCCCCAGCCGATGCCCGTCGCGTCGACGAAGACCGCAGCCGGCCCGTGCAGCTCGAACTGCTCGAGCACGCGGCTCGCGACCTGCATCAGGTCGGGAATGCGGAACTTCACCGCCGGGATCGAGCGGGCGTCGAGGCCCTGGCGGAAGCGGATGACGGTCTGGTCGCTGCCCTGGCGGGCAATGTCCACGCCCATGATCAAGGGCACATTCACATCGGTCTGCAGCTCGCGGGCGATGGCGGCGTCGACGCGCTCGCCATCGATGAACTGCAGGTCGCCGGCTCGCGGAAAGACGCCGCGCACGCGCACCCGGATGAAGTCGGAGTCCTCGCCGTAGTCCTTCACCCACTCGGCGATCTGCGCCTGGTTGGTCATCGACACCGATCGCGAGTCGACCTGGACCGGCTGCCAGCGATGGGCGAAGCGGCCGCCGGTGAAGCACTCGCGGAAACGCCCGGCGTTGCGCGTCGGATTGCCGAACACGCACCAGAACAATTCCGTCCTGGCGTCGGTCAGGGCGCCTTCGATGGTCTCCCAGATGCCGTCGGGGATCGACGAGGCCTCGTCGAACACGGCGAAGGCGCGACGGCCCTTGTTGTGCAGGCCGGCGATCGCCTCGATGTTGTTTTCCGACCACGTGATCGCGTCGACGCGCCAGGTCTTCTCGTGGCCGGGCAGGGTCGAGGCGAGCGCCGTCGCCGAATAGGAGAACCAGCTCCGGTTGATGCAGAGTCCGTACCACTTGGCGAGCTCGGGCCAGGTCTTGGTGCGGAGCTGTCCCTCGGTGTTGGCGGTGACGATGCCGCGCGTGTCGCGCACCGTCGACAGCGCCCACAGCACGATCCACGCGACCAGCGCCGACTTGCCGACGCCGTGACCGGAAGCGACGGCGGCGCGAACCGCCTCCTCGCTGTCGATCAGGCCCTCGCCCAGCTGCTCGAGGATGTCGCGCTGCCACGGCTCGGGTCCTTCCTCCTGGGCGAGTGCCGTGCCCGGCGCGCCCCACGGGAAGGCGTACATGACGTAGCCCAGGGGATCGAAGCGCAGCGCGCCGATCTCGCCGTGCAGGCGCTTACGGAAATCAGCCGCGGCGAGCATTCTTCGCCCTTTCTCCGGCTGCATCGAGTGAGGCCAGCAGCTGCGCCGCTGCGTGATCGTCACGCTCGCTGCCTTCGCGCCAGCGATCGGGCTGGCGGCTCTTCAGCCAGAACAGGCAGGCGGTGGTGTCCGGCGGATAGTGCTCGGTGTAGGCAACCTCGAGCGCCTTGCCCTGGTGGCTGAAGATGCGCACGGCGCCGTGGCTGTAGCCGATGGCGCGACGCCACAGCCGGTCGGCGACGTCGGCGTCGGCCAGCGTGCGGCCGGTGCGGACGGCGGCGGCAAATTCAGCGACCGAGGCCAGCCACTCCCGCAGCGTGGTCGGCGGCACGTCGAAGAAGCGCGCCAGCTCGTGGTCGTCGGCACCGAGCAGCAAGCAGAGCTTGCGCGCCTGCTCGGCGAACTCGTCCCGGTAGGACGAAGGTGGGATGGCGCGCCTGGCGCGGGTGGTCTTGGGGGAAGCGGGTGTCGTGTTCACCCGAGGATATAAACGGAGAGCTACATGCAGGAGTCAACGATACATGCGTCATACCCCTCGACACATGCGTCATACCCCTGATCGAACTTTCAAGTATCGCCCGGCGTGGTCGCGGTAACAGGCTTCAGTCGAGGTGCGCTCCAACCCTGCGGCGGGTCATACCGTGCCGGCCGCACGATCGTTGCACCCGCTGCGGTCGTCACCTTGTCGGGAAAGAGACACATCTCAAGGGAAGGTCTTGCAATCGTCCGGCTGCCATCAGCGAACCGAAAGATGTCCTTGCTGTGCCGCTTGTTGGGCGGAGCCACGGTAACGAGCCTCTTCGGCTTGGGCGCCTTCGCGAACCTCTGCCTGAACAGGCGAGCGGTCGCGGCCTGGTCGGAGTCGGCACTGACCAGATAGGCGATGTCGAACACGTCTTCGTAGGCGTCCATCATGAGGTGAAGCGCCACCCCAATGTCTCCCTCTTTCTCATGAAGGGGAAAGTGTGTTCCCCCGCAAAGCTTGCATGTCAGCGGGACCTTGTTGCCCGCAGAGCAGGCCCAGACATGAAGCCGGCCCCACGAAGGGGGCCGGGGGCCGTAGATGAATCTACGGCGTGGATATCCTGCGATATAGTGAATGACTGTTCTTTTGCAAGGCGTAGCTAACCCGAGTACCGAATTGAGCAATATCAGAGGTCGTTGAATTTGAAAGGGAAACTCCCCCTGAAGCGGACGCCGGAGGAAGCTCCCATACGACCAGCAAGGTTCTTTCTATGTGCTGTATGGACTACCCTTTAAGAGTGATTTGTCATTCCTACCACCCTCAAAGGTTGCAAGCGAGTGGCAATCATCGGAGCACTGCATTTTGATCAGGCAACTCGTCGCCTCGACCATTCCCGGCACCGAAGCGGTTATGCGAGCATTGGCAGGTCGAGCGCGATCACTTCCTCGGCGAGGCTGTTGTCGACGCCGACCTCGAAGTCGGTGCCCGGTGAGACGAAGCCGCCGGACACCAGCCCGTCGCGCAGCCGGTCGTAGCCGGCCCGCGGCAGGATCGGCGTCTTACCCCAGATGGCGAGCGCCTGGTAGCGCGTGCAGGCCGCCGCAAGGATCTCCGCCGGAACATCGGTGAAGAAGCCCCGGATCGTGTCGGCCATGGCCACCCACTTCTCGGTGCGGTCGATCGCTTGCACCAGGCGTAGCAGCTCTGGACCTCGGGCCACCAAAGTCGCGCGTAGAAGCAGGTGTAGGAGGTCGGACCGCGGCGCGCCGCCTCGCATCAGACATGTGCGCTGCCCTCGGCCAGCAGCAGGCTGGAACGGTTCGAACAACTGTATGACATCGACGGTACCTGCCTTCGGCGCCTCCACGATCTCGGCCAGGGCGAAATCGGGCTTGGGCATGCGGCCCATCAGCAGGAAGGGATCGCGCGCGACCACCTCGCCGAAGCAGACCAGGTCGCAGCCGTTCTGCTTGTCGTAGGTCTCCATCACCCGCATCTGCCCGCGCCAGCTCACGTCGACCGTCGCGTCCATGACGCGCAGCGCCGTCTTGCTGGGATGCGGCGAGCTGGTGAAGCGGATCTCCAC